TGCGAGTCAGCGCCTCTCCGCTTTAGCTCCGCCTCAAACGGGGCGGCCTGTACGCCTTTGTCGCAGTCATACGCACAATCGATGGCGTGCTGCAAGTCGGCTTCGGTCATGTTCTTGAGTTCCATTGTCTTTTCTCCTCCGGGCTGCTTTCGCCGCCGCCCTACTCTTTAATCTTAAAACAAGTGCTGTTTAATGTCAACAAGAAAATGAGGAACAGCGAAAGATTAAAAGTGGCACGCTATTGCCTAAACATAAAAGTTGGGTTATGGTTTAATCTAATCCGCATTCAGCATTAACCGCATCCTGGCCGCAATCAGGTCGGTATCTCGGGAATACCCGATGAGCGTAGCCAGTACGGACCGCGCACACACACCACACGTGTCTGCATCCCACACCCCAATACAGATCACAAACCCCCCTGCTGGTCATCCTGGTTTCATCGGTCCCAAACACGCCGAGAGATGGGTGAAGCAGGGGAAAGCTTTTTGGGAAGCTGGCGGGCGTCTTCGCCTGTTCGATAAGATACGGGGCGCGCTCGCGCAATCAAGGGCCGGGAAGCGGGTAGTGCCTGGTGGGGCATATGATTCGATTCGTCGGCAGATGCGGCCTCAAGAGCGCCGCGCCATTCCGATCGCACAGCCTCCGCCGCGACCAACCAGGCGAAAGATCGTCGTCGCCCATAGCGGACCTGCCGGACGCGTGCAGACCTTTACAGAGGCCGAGCTGGCGAAGAGGGAGGCCACGCGGCATCGGGCCCCCACCTACCCCCTTCATGGGTCCTTCGTGCCGAAATCCTCGCCGGCGGTTGTCCCCATCGCGCGAAAAGGCTAGATTCACGGGTTTTTGGGTAGGTTGACACCTTGACAAGTCAAAATCAAATACGCCGGGCATGGCGAAAAGGATAGCCCGGCCGGGATTCGTTGGCCAGGCAGAGTACGCAAAACGCAGGAACGTCAGCCGCCAGTATATCCATCAGCTCATCAAGGAAGGCGTCATCAGTATAACCTCTGACGGGCTGATCGATCCTGACCGAGCGGATTTAGAACTGGCAGCAATTTCCGATCCAAGCCGAGCTTCCAAAAAAACTCCACTATCCGTCGGCGGCGATGAATTCGCGTCGAACGGACTTTCCGCGAAGGAGCTCAATGAGAAGCTCCTCATCGCGCGAATCGAACGCGAGACGGAGCAGGCGAAAAAGTTAAAGCTGGAGCGCGGCAAATTGGAAGGCCGCCTGGTTGAACGGCAAGACGTTCGAGACGCAACTTTCCGCAGAGCAACCGAAGAGCAAAAGGCGCTTTTGAACTGGCCGATGAAAATCGCGCCGCTCATGGCGGCCGAGTTGAGAATTGACAGTGAGAAACTCAGGAAAAAGCTGGATAAGGCAGTTCGCGAATTCCTTCGCGGGCGCAGCCTTGTTCGTATCCCTGACGTTGTCGACGACGGCGAGAACGATGACTGACCCGACGGCCGCTCAGATTGTCGATCAGGCGTGGAATGAAGGGACGCAGCCGCCGCCCGACCAGAACCTTTGGGAATGGTCGGATGAGCACCGCATTCTCGGTACCGATTCCGGGGAGCAAGGTAAATATCAATCCGAGCGAACTCCTTATGTTCGCGGAATAGCGGAATGCCTGAGTCCGAATCATCCAGCGTCCGACATCACTGTCATGAAAGGCTCTCAGGTTGGTTTGACCGCGCTCGGCCTTAACTGGATCGGCTATTTAGTTCATTTGATGCCGGCGCCGATCCTGATCACTCTGCCCTCGGAAGGCGTGGCGCGAGAATGGTCGACACAGCGCCTGGCGCAGCTGGTCGACGATACCGAAGTTCTGCGCGGCCGGATCCAGGACGCCGCCAAACGCCGGTCCGGCAATACGACTTTCGCGAAGAAGTTCAGCGGCGGCTACTTCATGAAGATCGCGTGGAGTAGTTCCGCAAAGAAGCTGCGGTCCACCCCGGCGAAATGGCTGCTGTCCGACGAGGTGGACGGTTTCGAAGGCGACACCGAAGGCGAAGGCGACCCGATAACGCTGCTCAATCGCCGTTCAACCAATTTCCAGGGCAGTAAACATTTTAAGATCTCGACGCCCAAAGACGCCGCGAGTAGCCGAATACACCGGGAGTTCCGCGCCGGCGATCAGCGTTACTATTTCGTCCCCTGCCCGAAATGCAGACACCACCAGGTCATCAAGTTTCCGAACATCCGCTTTGAAACGGCGCAACCTGAAACCGTCCGGCTGAGATGCATCAAGTGTGGCCAGCCGATCCCTGAGCGATTCAAGACGCAACTCCTCCAACGAGGCATTTGGATTGCCACCGCGACGAATGGCGATCTCTTGGAGAATGGTTTCGAAAACCCGGCTGCGCCTCGCATCAAGTCAATTCTTACGGAAATGGACGTAGCGGAAAAGGCGAGCTTCCACTTGTCAGCACTTTATTCCCCCGTCGGCTGGTACTCGTGGAAGCAGGCCGCGGCGGACTGGCTGGAAATGAAGGACGATCCGAAGACACTGAAAGTCTTCGTGATGACCGTTCAGGGTGAGGTTTGGGTCAACCGGGGAGAGGCGCCGAAGTGGGAGGGCCTGTATGAAAGGCGGAAGAGTACGCACGTAATCGGCAGAGCTCCGCAGGGCGTTCTGTTTATCACGGCCGCGATCGACACACAAAAGGATCGCAAGGAAGTCGAGATTGTCGGTTGGGGGCGCGACCTCCGGAGCTGGTCGATCGCGTACGAAAGATTCGACGGCAATCCGGAGCAGGCGTCCAGTTGGAAGCCGGTGGAGGAATATCTGGCAAAGCCGATTCTTCATGAGGCGGGCGCTGAGATGCCGATTCAGGTGGTAGTTGTCGACTCCGGCAACTGGGCAAATATCGTTTACGGTGTTGTCGGGCGTCACCCGCAGCCGTACGTATCGCCGGCCGCGATCCGGATCACGAAGCCCGGCACCTGGCTGGCATCTAAAGGCGGACATTCTTTCAACCGTTTACTCGAAGGAGTTTCGAGCGAGGACGCTAGTCGGAAGCGCGGCGGACTGAAAGTCTTTACGATCGGCACTGGCTTCGCAAAACTCGAATGGTACGAGTGGCTCAACGCTAAGCCGCGGGAAGCCGACGGGAAAATTCAGATTCCAAGCGGCTACGCCGAGTTTCCCGACTACCAGCCGTGGTATTTCCAAGGCATCGTTGCCGAGCGGATGATCATCACGGAAGCCGGCGCCCGCAGGTTTGTCACTGATCCTTCCGTCCGAAATGAACCGCTGGACATTCGATTGATGAACCGATTGGGGGCGCATTTGATGCTGCCGCCTCGCCAGGCCGCCCACGAGTTGTTCTACGGCAAACTGGAGCGCGAGCTGGTGAAGGTACCAAGACCGCTCAAGAGCAAGGCCGCGATCGCCGCGCCGGCTGTTCCTGAGGCACCAAAACAACTGACGGCGCCGAAGCCTAAGTACTCCGGGGATGGCTGGGTTTAGTGGCCTCGGAAGCTCAACTTACGACATGGAAGGACGAAGCGGAAGTCGCCCTGCACCGGCTTATGACAGGTTCGATGGTCGAAGAGATCTCCGGCCCGAACAACACCAAAACCAGGTTCATGCCCGCCGATCTTGAAAAGCTCCAGGCCTACATCGGCTACCTGGAAGGCCTCATCAGCACGGCATCTACCGGTTTCCGACGCCGGCCGATTTACTTCACCCCGGACTTAGGATGATTGAAACTCTCGCATCTCTTGCGGCCCAGCATGGCCACACGTTAGTCCCAACGGCTTCAGCCTTCGTTGCAGTTGGCGGCGCGCATCTTGGGGCGTCCACGGTAGCCAAGGAGTTGATCAACTGGAATCCGTCAAATGGATCGGCCGATGCAGACCTGCTGCCGGACCTGGAAACTCTGCGCGTCCGATCTCGGGACATCACTCGGAATAACGGAATAGCGGCCGGGATCGTCCAGACCACGCACGATAACGTTGTCGGTACCGGCCCGCGCCTCACCGCGAAGCCGGATTACCGGGCGCTGGGCCGGAATCAGAATTGGGCTGAAGAGTGGAGCCAGATCACCGAAGCGCGGTGGAGGGCGTATGCGGAAACACGAGAGTGCGATGCGTCATGGCAGCTGAACTTCGCAGCGAAATGCGGAGAGGTGTTCCGCGCCGGCATGGTGAACGGTGAGGCATTGGCGCTTCCCCTCTGGCTGCCGTGGAAGGGCAGCACATTTAATACCCGATTCCAGGTGATTGAGGCCGATCGACTTTCGAATCCCTTTGGCAGGCCGGACACCGAAAAAATGCACGGCGGCATTGAGATCGACAGGTATGGGCGGCCCGTCGCCTATCACGTTCGGAAAACTCATCCCGGCGACGTCTTTGGTTTTAATGTCGGCATGGTTGGAGAGTGGGAACGCATCCCCTCGGAAACTGAGTGGGGCCGCGCGCGGGTGATCCACGCACACGACAAAGAGCGTACCGGATCCACGCGTGGGAAGCCGATTTTATCGCCCGTTCTGGCGCAGTTCAAGATGGCCGACACCTACATTCGAACGGAAATGCAGGCGGCGGCCGTCAATGCGTTCATCGCCGCGTTCATGGAGACTAATCTGCCGCCGGACCATGTGGCGGAGATGCTGGGGGCGGATCCGAATAGCGATCAGTTCCAGGCATTCGTGAACAACCAGAGTCAGTTCGTCGCGCCTCTAAAGGGCGCCGCCATCATCCCGACGATGCCGGGGACGAAGATTACGCCATTCGCGCCGGGCAGACCTTCAGAACAGTTCGGGCCGTTCATCGAGACGGTTTGCCGTCAGATCGGCGTCGCGACCGGTCTCCCGCTAGAGCTGCTCCTCAAAGACTTCAGCAAGACGAACTACAGCAGCGCGCGCGCCGCTCTTCTGGAGGCATATCGATTCTTCCTCGGCCGGCGAAAGTGGCTCACGGATTTTTGGTGCAACCCGGTCTACGGCCTTTGGCTGGAAGAGCAGGTTAACGGCGGATTCATCGACGCTCCGGACTTCTACGAAAACATGTACGCGTACTCGCGGTGTTCGTGGATCTGGCCTGGTCGTGGTTGGATTGATCCGGTGAAAGAGATCACCGCCGCTGAGAAGCGGATGGTTATCGGCATTTCAACGTTGGAGCGTGAATGTGCGGAACAGGGCGACGACTGGGAAGAAGTACAGGATCAGCGAGCCCGGGAGCACGCGCGACTGAAGAAACTCGGCTTGCCGATCCTGCAGCAGCCCAACATTGGCACGCCACCGAACAAGCCCGCAATAGCGACTGAGGAAGAGCCTGAAATGGAAGAAGTGGCGCAGTGAGAGCCTTCGATTTCGCAGCCAGCCAGCCGTGGGTAATCCGAGAAGAGAGCCTGACGGTGATCCTGGATATCGCCCAGCGAGATCACGTGGCGGACTTCGAAGCCGTTGCCGCGAAGCAGGCGCGCGCTGTTGATCAGGGCGGGTTGATGTCCATGCGCGGATCGACGGCAGTGATCAATATTACTGGACCGATCTTTCGCCATGCGAATCTGTTCACCGAAATTTCCGGCGCCACCAGTATCGAATCCCTGGCTCTTGCATTTGAAAAGGCGCGGAGTAATCCCGCGGTCCGTGCAATCCTTTTGAATATCGATTCGCCCGGCGGTGAGGTTTCTGGCACAGGTGAGTTCGCGGCGCAGATCAAAGCCGCGCGCGGGGAGAAAAAGATCATCGCCTACGCTGGCGATCAGATGGCCAGTGGGGCTTACTGGCTCGCTTCCTCTGCGGAGGAGATCGTTCTTTTTGATACAGCCAGCGCCGGATCGATAGGAGTTGTCGCCACTTACGGCGTCCGTGCGCCGCAGGACGGAAGCCGCGGCGTTAAGGAATACCAATTCGTTTCCTCTCGAGCTCCCAAGAAACGGCCGGACCTGTCCTCCGATGACGGACGCGCAGTGATCCAAGCAGGTGTTGACGATCTGGAAGCGGAGATGGTGAGGGCGATCGCCAGCAATCGCGGCGTAACGGCCGAAAAGGTCACAGCGGATTTTGGCCAAGGCGGGATGATGATCGCGAGCAAAGCGATCGCCGCCGGCATGGCCGACAGGGTGGGCAGCTTCGAGGGAGTCCTTGCGGAGCTCGAAGAAGCGGCCACATCCACATACAGTTTTGGCGGTTCCGCCGTCAATTATCCCCACACAGGAGCAGTATCCATGAGTGAACCAACGGCGGAGAATCCAACCGCCCCAGCAATACCGGTGGTCGATACAGCGGCGGTTCGCGCCGAAGCGGTCGCCACGGAACGTACCCGTATCCGGGCAATTGTGTCGTGCGAGGAAGCGGTCGGCCGCGAACCCTTGGCACAAATGCTCGCACTCGAAACCCAGTCGACTCTCGAAGAATCGCGCAAGCTGCTCGCAGCCAGCCCGAAGAACGAATCGAAAACCAAAAACAACGCCTTCGCCGCGCACATGGAGAAGGTTGCCAACCCAACGGTGGGGCAGGATCCCGCCGGAGGCGCCGACGGATCGGACGTGTCGGTCGCCTCGACGATTGCGCTGTTCCAGGGCAAGAAAGGATAAGAGATGCCTCTCGCTTCATTCAGCTCCAGTTCCTCGACCGTCGACAATCTCGTCGGTGGGGAAAATCCCGTTCTGAGCCGTCAGATCACTCTGATCAGCGGTCAGAACCTTGTCCGCGGCGCTGTGCTCGGCAAGATCACCACCGGCGGTAAGTACAATTTATCGCTCTCGGGCGCGGGTGACGGATCGCAGACGCCGGACGCCATTTTGGCGGAGGCGTGCGACGCCAGCGCTGGCGACAAGGTCACCGCGGCGTATTTTAATGGCGACTTTCAAAGCGGTGGCTTGACGCTCGGAACCGCTCACACTGCCGCTTCCATCACCGAAGGATTACGGGCTAAAGGGATCAATATCGTTGTCCCGCAGATCACGTACTAAGGAGAAATCATGGATCTTTTTTCGACCGCTCATCTGTCTGGCGTAGTGAACAGCCTGTTCAACCTCGCCCCATCGTTTCTCCTTGATCGTTTCTTCCCGACCGTCCAGGCGGAAACTTCCGAGGAGATCCACTTCGACGTTGAGACCGCGTTCGAAGGCCTGGCTCCGTTTGTGAGCCCGGTAGTCGAGGGCAAAATCATGACGAACCTGGGCTTCACCACCAAAACGTTCAAACCGGCGTACATCAAGCCGAAAAACGTCTTTGAGCCCGGAGCCGCCCTGAAGCGCGCGATCGGCGAAACGTTGCTGGGCAGCTATTCGCCGCAACAGCGCATGCAAATGTTGGTTGCTCAGAATCTGGCGAATCACGTCCAGATGATCCGCCGTCGCCTGGAGTGGATGGCGTCCAGCATTCTGCGCCTTGGCTCGGTCACCATCACCGGCGATTTGTATCCCACAACCGTTGTGAGCTTTGGCCGCACTGCTGGTCTCACTGTGACTCTTTCGGGAGGCACGCTCTGGACAGCGGCGGGTGTGAATCCCCTCACGGATTTGAAGACCTGGGCCGCACTCATTCTCGCCGCCAGCGGCTCGGCCGTCACCGATGTAGTCATGGACATTGGCGCTTGGACTGTTTTCTCCGAGAATGCCTTCGTCCTGGCGCGCCTGGCTCTCCAGCGCACGCTCAACCAGGCGCCATCTTTGAGTCACAATGCCGTTGTTCAGCGCGGCGGCGTGCTGATGGGCACTATAGACGGCTTCAACATCTGGGTTTACAGCGGACGGTACAAGAGTGATGCCGGTGTTGTGACTCCGGTTCTGCCGAATGGCACGGTCCTCATGGCGGGCGACGTCGGCGGTGTCCAGGCGTACGGCGCAATCCAGGATGAACAGGCTGGTATCCAGGCTTTGCCGTACTTCAGTAAATCCTGGCTCGTAGAAGATCCCGGCCGCCGCTTCCTCATGACCCAATCCGCGCCTTTGCTGGTTCCCTATCGGCCCGACGCGACATTGGCGGCTACCGTACTCGCGTAATAGGGCACCCTATGCGACGAAGAGAAGCCCTATTCGCTCTCTTGGCACCCTGCGCCAGACCACTCCTGGCGCAGGGCAACGTGAGCGACTTCTACCTCGAGCGAGAGGTGACGCTCTCGGGTGCCGCTGAGGTGGTGACGGTTCAAATCCCAGCTGGCAGCACGCGCAACCTTAAATTTAAGATGGCGCAAGTATGGTGTAGTACCGGCTCCGTCGACGTAACCGTTGAGCGGGACGGCACCGCGGCCACCACCACAGCCCTTACACCCCAAAAAGTGAATCCGAACGCCTCTTGGGTTCCATCCTCGATCGCCTCTGGTTTTCATACGTCGAATGTCGGCGCAGGAAGCCAGATCGGCAGCAAGCAAACAGCCTATGCAGGCAGTACCGGTCTGATACTCGACATGTCGCCCACGGTGCTGGAGAAGGCATCGGCGAGCGTCCGCAATCTCACGATAAGAACCGCTTCGTACACGGGGACGGTGCGCATATCCATATTTTGGGAAGAAAGAGTCAATTTGTGATCCTTCAGGCAATTCATACCATTCACCACGATCAGGACGTTTTCACTGCTGGAGCGGTTTTCGAGCTGGAGGGGCCGGCGGCCCAACGTTTGCTCGATCTCGGCGCCGCAACACCGGCGGATGGGGACGTAGCTGCCGGTGCCACCAAGGCGAAGGCAGCGGCGCGAAAGCCGAAGGCAGCCAAGTCGACTGATCAGGAAGCAACCGCAGAGACGGATCCGGAGTAGCCACTAATGTCGTTTCTACCGCCGGGCTTCGTTGTGGCGACCGAACTGGCTCGCCACAACCAGGCTCAGCTCGACATCTACGGGTTTATGGCAACGCACACGCCGGCTGGCAGCCAGACGGCGACGAGTGTGGCGGTTATCCGGGTCGATCCGGTGGAGTTGAGCGCAGTGGCGGTGGCGATGATGCTGGTCGGGTACGCTTCGCTTTCCGGTTTTGTGCCCGCGCCGGCGAAGGGCGATTCAATGACGGTGGCTGCAGTGGTGTATCGAGTATTTGACGTGCAGGGCCCCGATACATCGGGCGCC